GGCGAGATCATCACCAAGGCGAACAACACTCCGGCGGTCATCGACGCCAATCCGCCGGCGGTTCCACTTACCCGGGCGCCGATGCGCCGGTCTGGCGTGCCCGGCTATGGCATTTCCAACGGTTGGATACATCCGACCGATAGCGACGCCCGGCTCGCCTCGCAGCGCTCGCGATACAAGCTGTTCGCCGAAAATTTCACGAACGTTACGATCATCGGGACGGCGGTCCGGTATTATCTCGACCTGCTCGCCGGGTCGTCATGCCAATTCGAGCCCGCCGAGAAGACCTCGGCCGCGATCGAGATCGCCGAGTTTTTTGAGAACGTCTTTCTTGAGGGGATGGATACGCCTCATCCGCGCGTGGTTCGGCGCTCGGGCATGTACAAAATGTACGGCTTTTCCGTGCAAGAGCTGACCTTGAAGGGCCGCGAAGATGGCCGGATCGGCATCGAGGATATCCAGCCGCGCCCGCAAAAGACCATCGAACGGTGGGTGATCGACAACGACACGGGCAAGGTGCGCGGCGTGATCCAGCGCAATCCCAACAACGGCGCCGAGCTGTTCATCGCTCGCGAAAAGCTGCTCTATCTGGTCGATGACAGCCTTTCGGATAGCCCGGAAGGCCTCGGCCTTTTCCGCCATGCGGTCCGCACTGCCGAGAGCGTCAAGCGCTTCGAAGACCTTGAGCATTGGGGCTTTGAGACGGATTTGCAGGGCGTGCCGCTGGCGCGCATTCCTTACGCCTATCTTGACCAGGCGGTTCAAGATGGCGCGATGACGGCCGAGGATCGTAATCGCATGGTCGCGACAATCGAGAACCTCGTCGCCAACCATATTCGCGGCCCGAAAATGGGGATCGGACTGGAGTCGGCGACCTATAAGACCGCGAACGAGGCCGAGGCGCCGTCGCCCCAACGGCTATGGGATTTCGAGCTGTTGCAGTCCGGCGGCACGTCGCACGCTGCGGTCAATGACGCCATCAAGCGGAAGACGTTTGAACTCGCCCGGCTGTTCGGCGTCGAGCATTTGCTTATCGGATCGGATGGCGGCGGCTCGCTGGCACTGCACACGTCATCGACGAAGCGGCTTCACGCCATGGTGAATGCGGCCCTCGACGAGATCAGCTCGGCCGAGCAGCGGCAGATTGTTCGCCTGCTCGCCAAGGCGAACGGCATTCCGGAGAACATGACTCCGAAGCTGCGCTTTGAGAAGGTCGCGTATCGCTCGGTCGAGGAAGTTACGGCCGCGCTCGCGAATATGGCGACGGCTGGCGCCCCGCTGATGCCGACCGATCCGGCGGTCGGCGAGGTCCGCGACATGATCGGCCTTTCTCGGCCCGAGCAATCGGATGTGATTATGGCGGGCGTCGAGCGACTCATCGGCCTCGGCGTGCCGATGGATGACGAGGCCGACGCGGGCGGCGGCAGCGAAGGCCAAGGAAAGCCGCCAGGCGGCCGAGGCGCGGCGCCGCGAGGCAATAGCGGCGGGCCGCGTTCTGGCCGTCTGCAAGCCACTCTTGACGAATTGACGGCCTATCTTGAAGGCGGCCGCGAATCGGCATAAGCAGGAATTCGAGGCCGGAGATTCCGTCGAGGAAGCACGACCAAGGCCGGCAAGACGCCTTCGCAAACTGTCTTGCTGGTCTTGGTTCCGCCTCAGAAAATACCCGGTCGCCCCCGTGCGTTCCCCCGGAATAAGGGCCGCCTCCTAAACATCCCCTGGTTGTTTTGACCGCGTGAGCGCTTCGCTCATTCGGTATGAGGTCGCGCACATGGGTTCCGTCTCCATCGGTAGCAATAATTACGATATTTACGGCACGCTCGCCGGCGCCGATGCATACCTTGCCGCCAAGCTCTCCGGAACGACCTGGATCGGGTCGACCAGCGACACGCGCTCCCGCGCCCTCGTCGAGGGCACGCGGCTGTTGCGCGCCTATCTGCTCTCCCTTGGCTATGATCTCGACCCGGCCTCGGCCGTCGATCTCGCGATCGAAGAAGCCAATTACGAATTGGCGTTCGCGCTGGTCGTCGATCCGACGATCGCCGATCAGACCAACGCGGGGAACAACAACAAGCGGCTGAAAGCGGGCTCGGCGGAAATCGAGTATTTCCGCCCGGTGCGCGGCGGCCGCTTCCCGTCGCAGGTCCAAGCCATTCTCAACGGCTGGCTTGCCGAGCAGGGCGGAAGCTCGGCCGGCGGCGGCGCCTTCGCGTCGGGCACTTGCGAGCGCTCGACGCTCGATAGCGATGATTACGGCCTGGCGGAGGGCTATTGATGCCAGGTCGCCCCAACATTTTCGGCGCCAACATCGCCGCGCAGATTGCAAAAGGCCTCGGCCCTTTGATGCTGCCCGCAACGCTGATCAAGAAAACCGCAGGCACGCGCGGCGCTGGCGTCCTCACCGAGGGGCGCAACGTTGGCGACTCGACGACGTCTTATGCGTGCAAGGGCTTCGTCGATGAGTACAAGCAATCGCACCTTGGCGCCGGCGCGGGCCGCGAAGGGGCGACGCTGATCCAGGAAGGCGACCGGAAAATCACGCTGCTCGGCGGCACGCTGCCCGACGCGATCGACCCGGCGCCCGGCGATCTCATCACGATCGAGGGCGAGACGTACACCATTGCCGGGCCAGTGAAGCGCGATCCGGCGGCCGCAACATTCGAATGCCAGGGGCGCCTGTGATGCTCGCGCGCTCGCCTCATGTCAACAAGGCCAGAACGCCCGGCGAGGCCGCCGAGGCGCGGCTTGCTCGGCTTGAGCGCTTCCTCGCCGCGTCGTTCGTTTCGGCGATCGCCGAGGCGCGAGAGATGTTTTCCGAGGCGACGCTCGTGCGGCTGATCACCGAGGCCGGCTTGCCCGGCGAACTGATGAAGGCCGCGCCCGAGCCTGTGGTGCCGAAATGGTATGAGGCCGGTGTCTCCCGCCTGGCGCTGCTCGGCCAGGCGGCGGGCGTCGCATGGGTTGAGCCGGCTCGGTTCCTGGCGCGGTGGCGCTCGCCTGCCAACCTCGGAACGCCGCCCCTGCCGCCCGTCATGGCCGCCATTGGGCGCCAGGTCGAGCGCGGCGAGATGCTCGCGCCCGCGATCATCGCGAAATTGCCGGGCGGCGGCTGGGGTTTCCTCGACGGTCGGGCGCGGTTTCTGTATGCCGCCCAAGCGGACGCCGAGAGGGCGCCGCTTGTGATGCCGGCGGCCGACCTGGCGGAGTTTGCCAAGGAATTCAAAAGCGTTCTCGCTAACGGCGTCCCCCCGGCGCCGCTGCCCGGCGACCTTGGCACGCCCCGCGAGGTCGCCGGGCAACCTGCTCACCTTATCGAGGCAATCGACGCCATGGTGATGAAGGCGGGCAACCGCTTCGCCGGCGCGATCGTCCTTAGCGCCCTGGCCTCGGCCGAGGGCGAGGCGAAGCGGATTGCCGAGATGCTGGAGAAGCGCCGGCGGGCGTCCAAGCTCGGCGTTGGCGTCGATTTCACCACGCCGAATTACAACGCCATCAACCAGGTGCAATCATCGGCGCTTAATCTGGTGCGCGAGTTCGGCGTCGAGCAGCGGCAAGCCGTGCTCGCGGTGCTGCAAGATGGCGTTGCCCGGGGCATCAACCCCAATGAGCTGGCCCGCTCGCTGCGGTCGTCGGTCGGCCTGACGAGCTATCAAGAGGGCGTCGTCAACAATTATCGCCGCGCTCTTGAGCAAGCGCACATGGACGCGGGCAAGGCGGCGAATGCGCTCGGCCGAGCCCTTCGAGACGGCCGCTATGATCGCAGCGTCGCCGCAGCCTTGCGCAACCAGGCGCCTTTGACCGCCGACCAAATCGACAAGATGGTCGGCCGGTACCGCGAGCGGTGGATCGACTACAGGGCGCGCACCATTGCGCGCACTGAAGGCCTGCGGGCGGCCCATATGGGCGAGCTGGCGGCCTGGGAGGCGGCGATTGCCTCGGGGGACGTCCAGGCCAATGAAATCATTCAGACCTGGGAAACGGCGCGCGACGACCGCGTGAGACACACTCACGTTTCCTTGCAGGGCCAGCAAAGGCCTTACGGTACGCCGTTCATAACGTCGGGCTATGCGCGGTTGCGGTTCCCGGGCGATCCGGAAGCGCCGCCCGAGGAAGTCATCAATTGTCGCTGTGTGCTCACACGGCAGATTACCGAAAAGCCGTTGCCGAAGCCGGCGGACGCCTCGGGCGAGATCGCGGCGGCGCCGAGCGAGTATGACCAGGCGGCGCGGGTGCAAGGGGCGCCGGTGTCGCTGCCGCGAGGCTTCGGCCAGACGCCATCGGCGCCGATCGATGCCATCCTCGGCGAAACCGCCGGCGCGGCGGGCGTTGGCGGCCAGGTCGTCGACGCGATGGCGGCGAGCGAAATCCGGGCGATCCTTGAGGCCTATGAAAAGCAGCTCAAGACCAAGTTGGGCCAGGATTTGACCGGCTACATGTCCACGCTGGCGAAGGAAATTCCCAAGGGAAAAGAGGCGGTTGGGAAAACCATTGCCATGAAGGAAGGCGCAACGCTGTCCACGAATGCGCGAGAGGCGATCCGCTCGGCCTCGACCGTGCTTCGCGTGAACATGCAAAAGGGGCAATCGGTGCTGTTCACCGACCCGAAAACGCAAGCGCTCGCCCTGCCGCCCGGTACCCGCTTTGTGATCCGGGGCAAAGAGAAGGTGAGCCGGGATGAGTATTTGCGCCGCACCGGCGCAACCGGCGAATTCGCGGTGAGGGGCGGCGCGCAAGGGGTGCTGATCGTCGCAGTTGATATCGTCGAGGGCGTCGGCGGGGCAACGCTGGCCGAGCTGATCGCCTTCCTTCGCAGTGAGCTGGACGACCGTGCCGCCGGCTTGCGGGCGATCGAGCTTGATATCGCCGGCAATCTCGCCGTGAAGGCGGCCGACGCCAGGCTCTCGGGCAGTCGCCGGGACGCGGCGCGCTATCTGGCCGAAAAGTTTTCGCTGCCTGTCGTCGAGCTGTTCGCGGGTGAACCGCCGCTCGTCGATCGGTATCTCGCCTCGATCGGGCGGGAGGTTTGATTTTCTGAGGACTCCGGACACACGAAAGGGCTAAGGCCATGCGGACGGAAAAGGGCAATATCGGCTTCTCCAATCTCCATTTGATCCCGGGTGATTTCAAGGTCCAGGCGCCGGCGGTTGTCACGCCGGCCGGCTCGATCAAGATGGAGAACAAGGGGCTTGTCATCGCCCGCTATCGCTTCAAGCTGGCTGGCCAGACCTTGAATATCGCGGCGGCGAACGACTATGGCGGTTTGCAGCTCGTCGACAATTTTCCGGTGAAAAATTACCTCATCGTCGGTGCCATGTTCAACTTGGCGTATGGGGTCGCCGGCTTTGCCGTCAACCAGGGCGACGCGATGGATTTCGCGCTGGGCACCGTGACGACGGCGTCGGCCGCGTTCTCCAATGCTGGCGAAGATGACCTAATCGAGAAGGTCGACGGCGTCGGCGCCTCGACCACGGGCACGGCGAAGGGCCATTCCTTCGACCTTGGCTCGCCGGCCTTGATCTTCAGGGATGCTGGCGCCAACAACGACCTTTTCTTGAATGCGTCCTCGGCCGTGACCTCGGGGACGGGCGTCATCACCTTCACGACGGGCTCGATTGTCGACCTGTTCGCGGTCGACCTCGACGAGCCGGCATAAGCGGAAAACATGAGATTTTCCTACGTTAAGAGGGAAAAGTGATGGAAAAACATCCGCTTATGATTGAGGACGGCGAGCGGGCGTTTACGCCGCCCGCGACCGTCCAGGCGGCTTGCAAGGCGGCGCTGGCCGCCGGTGCGGCCGAGCGCGTCGGCTCGGCCTTCGCGAAGGCGATCGCCGAGCATATCGCAGGCGGCCAGCCGATCAGCCTCGACAAGGTCGGCCGCCTCGGCGACGTGCTCGACGCGGCGACGGCCGATGAGCGGCTCGCCAAGACGGCCGAGCTGTTCGGAGGCGACGCGGCGCGGACGTGGGTTGCCGATGTTCTCAAGAGCAACCATCGCACGCTGTATGAGGGCCGTAATGAGGTCGCGAAGCGCGTGGATGTGCTCAAGGTCGATGAGTCCCTCGGGATTGTGTTCGGCTGGGCGATCGTCTCGAAGGTCAACGGCGTCGATTATTTCGACGTTCAGGGCGACAACATCACCGAAGCGGCGATGCTCAAGGCGGCCGCCGATTTCATGCTCAACAGCCGCGTGCTGGGCGACATGCATGAGAAGGCCGAGGGCGGCTCGGTGCTGTTCGCCTTTCCGCTCACGACCGACGTCGCGAAGGCCTTCGGCATCACGACCAAGCAAACCGGGCTGATGATCGGCGTCAAGCCCGCCAATGCCGAGACGCTCGCCAAGTTCGTTTCCGGCGAATACACCGGATTTTCGATCGGCGGTCGGCGCGGCAAAGATGAGGATGTCGACTGATGGACACGATTTGTCCGCGCCAGGCCAATGAGGCAACACTCGAAGTGCAGCGGCGCCATGTGGCGCACTGGCGCGAGGATAAGACCTGCTCTTACTGCGGCAGCATGGACGAGGCGAGTTTCTTCGCCGCGATCGAGGCCGGTTGCGAGCTGACGCCGACCGACAAGACTTACAAGGCCTATGTGCAGACGCCGAATCCGAATGCGGGCAAGCCGCGCATCCTCTCGTCGTCAAGCGCTGGCAAGCCGGAGTGGGGGGCGGGTTGGGTCGAAGTCACGGCTGAGAATTTCGCGACGCTGCCGCAAAGCGGGGGATTGACGCCTGTTATCGGCGAATGGGTGCTCGTCGAGCCGGACGGCAAGCAGAGACGCCAGACTTTCTATTTCCAGCACTTGAGCCCGGAAGGGCGCGGAAAGCTGGTCGACCTCGTCAACGCTGGCGCGATCAAGTTCGCCTATCCCGGGCGTTTCTATGTGCTGCCCTATTTCTTCAAGGTCGAGGAGATCGCCGCCAATGGCTAAGGAAGCCGCCAAAAAGCGCCGCATGATCGAGTTTCAGCTCAATGAAATCTCGGCCGTGACCTCGCCCGCCCAGAAGGGCGCGAAAATGCTCATCATGAAGCGCGACGGCGATCCCGTGCCGATGACCGATGAGCAGCTCGCCGCGATCGTCAAGCGCGGCAAATACAAGCTCACGACGCCGACGAACGGCCACACGCATTTGGTTGAGGTCGACGACTGGTCGATCATGGCCGGCGGTGGCACGACGACTTGCGTGTGTATCCCCTCGCCGATTTCCGGCGGGCGCGATCACTATCACTCTCACCCTTACGTCATCGGTCCAAAGGGCGAGATCACCATCGGCGAAGCGGACGGGCACACACACCAAATCGCCGACGTTCCCACGACCAAAGCGGCCGAGAATGATCCGCCGCCGGTCAATCCTCCCGCAACTGTACAGAAGGACGACGAGGCCATGACGCCCGAACAGCTCGCAAAACTCGAAGCCGACATTGCCAAGAATGGCGCCTTGGCCAGCATGACCGACGCGCAGAAAACCCATTATGCCAAGCTCTCCGGAGAGCCCGCCGAGGCCTTCCTCAAGATGAGCTTCGTCGAGCGCGACCAGGCGATCACCAAGGCGGCCGCCGCCGCGCTCGACTCCGATCCGGTCGTTTACACGACCAAGGCGGGTGTTGAGGTGCGCAAGTCGGCCGGCGAGGCAATGATCGCGGTCCTTAAGCAGAACGATGCGCTTCTCGATCGCCTCGACGCCGCCACGGCGACAAGCCGCGACAGCGAGGCCGAGACGCTGGCAAAGAGCTGGGTTCATATGGGCAAGCCCTATGACGAAAAGCTCAAGCTGGCGAAGTCGATCGTCGGGCTTCCTGCCGACGCCAAGGCGGCCGCGCTTGAGGGCATCAAGCCGGGTGCGGTCGCTATCGCGCCGCTGTTTAAGAACCACGGCGCGATGGACGGTACCGGCGCGGCCGCCGAGTCGCCGATCGCCAAGCTCGACAAGTTGGCCAAGGATCGCGCCAAGACCTCGAATGAGGACTACGCGACCGCTTACTCGAAGGTGCTCGAAACGACCGAGGGCGGCCTGTTGTACGCCGAGGCTCGGGATATCCAGAACTCACTGGCCGTCCATTAAGGGCGGCTGAGATTGCGGGCCGCCCAGCGAGGGCGGCCCATAGTGAAACCCGGGCGTAACGACCCAACTCAAGGAAAATTGGCCATGTCGAGCCAGGAAATCATTAAATGCGTGTCCTTCCCCGCCGGGGCGGACCTTTCGGCGCTTCAGTTCACCGCTGTGCAGATGGGTGCCGACGACGCCGTCGTTTCCGCAGCGGCTAACAACGTGATGCCGATCGGCATCCTTCAGAACAAGCCGACCGCAGGCCAGGCGGCGAGCGTTGCTATCTCCGGCATTGCAAAGGCGCTGGTCGGCGCCGGCGGCTGGTCGAGCGGCTCGCGCCTGACCATGACGACCGGCGGCGCGCTGATCGAGACGACGACCGACGCGCATTATGTGATCGGGGTCGCGGCTGAGGATGCCGCCGCCGGCGATTACGCCCGGGTGATCATCAACCCGCACCAGCGCGCAAGCTAAGCCTTTCTACTCACTCGCGGTTTTCGTATTGCGTCCCGCTTCCACGGCCATTTCGAAGGAAGTCGAGACATGTCACGCTATATCAATCTCGAAGCCATCCTTAAGGATGCGCGCTCTTACCAGGTCGACGGCAAGACGATTTATATCGTCCAGAAAAACCAGCCGACCGCGTCCGATGTCCACGTCAACACGCCGCTGACGAACATCTCGATTGCATTCATGCAGTCCGAGGCGAGCTTCATCGCTGACCGCGTGTTCCCCAACGTCCCCGTGGCGAAACAGTCCGATCGTTATTACACTTACGATCGCGGCATGTTCAACCGGCTGGAGATGCGCCAGCGGGCGCCCGGAACGGAAACCTCGGGCATCGGCTACAAGGTCGATAATACGCCGTCCTATTACTGCGACGTTTGGGGCGTGCATCACGACGTCCACGACCAGATTCGCGCTAATGCCGACTCGGTGATCTCGCCGGATCGCGACGCGACGAATCTCGTCTCTATGCAAGCCCTTCTCCGGAAGGAAGTCAGTTGGGCGTCCGCCTATTTCACCACGGGCATTTGGACGACCGACATTACGGGCGTTGCCGCCTCGCCGACCGGCTCGCAGCGCTTGCAGTGGAACGACTCGGCCTCGACTCCGATCAAGGATATCAAGGACGCGCGTCGGGTCATGGCGGAGTCGACGGGCTACAACCCGAACAAGCTCACCATCGGCCGTGCGGTCTATGATGAGTTGACCGAACATCCCGAGATCGTCGACCGGATCAAGTACGGCGGCCAGGCGGCGAGCGGCTCGGGAAATCCGGCGATCGTCAATCGGCAGAGTCTGGCGGCCCTGTTTGAACTCGACGAAATCCTCGTCATGAACGCCATTCGCAACACTGCGAATGAAGGGCAGACGAACTCGCATTCGTTCATCGGCGGCAAGCATGCGCTGCTGACCTGGAGCCCGGCGGCGCCCGGTCTACAGGTTCCGAGCGCGGGCTATACGTTCTCTTGGACTGGCTACCTCGGCGCGTCCGATCGCGGCGCCCGGATTAGCTCTTTCCGCATGCCGAACCTGAAGTCGGATCGCGTTGAATTGGAAATGGCTTTTCAGCAGAAGCTGATTGCCGCCGATCTCGGGTATTTCTTCTCTGGCATCGTCGCCTAAGCCCGGGAATCGTGAATTAGTGAGGCGGGGGCGATGTTCCCGCCTCACTGCAACAGGGGGATTTTATGGACCTGCTCGACGTCAACTTCAAGACGGGCACCCTTTATAGGGTTTGCCGTCTGACGACAATCGGGGGCGTGGCGCGTCAAGCCGGATCGCCGGCGAGAATGGAAGAGATCGACCCGGAAAAGCTTCCGAGCTGGATACGCAACCGCGTTCTGGTGCGCGCCTCTCTGGCCGACGTAGAGCGCTGGAAAGCCGAGGCCGAGGCCGAAGCCGCAGCGCTGGCGGCCAGTGAGGCCGCGCCGGCGGTGCCGAGGCGGACGCCCAAGGAAACCAAGGGCGAGATAGAGAAGCCCGGGCCGGGCGGCGTTGAGGGCGGCGAGCCGATCATCGGGGAGCCGGATAGCTATATTCAGCACATCGGCCGGGGCTGGTATCACGTCTATCACCACGCTTACGGCGGCAAGGTGCGGGGCGATGAGGCCGCAAAGGCGCGGCTTGAGCTACTCAAGGCGGGCGGCAGCAATGGGGTTCCGGAAGGGCAAGCGGGCGTGCTGGCGGGTGCTTCGGCTCAAGGCGGCGATGCACCGGGCGTTGCTGGTGAGCCTGAAAGCGGAGGGCCGGCGGCTAATGGGGATCGGGAGCCATCAGCGG